ACCTTTAACATATCATTGGCATCAATGCCTAGTTCTGCGGCTCGCTGCCTGACAGTGGTTTTGAATGCAACGTAGTCAGAGACAGACTTTGGATCTTCTGCGTTAGGTGCACCGTACTCAGCAATAGCAAACTTAAGATCTTGTGTATCTGCCTTTAGTTTGTTACTTAGATATGTACGACGTTTGTCACGATAAGTACGCATCAACAACCTGGCTTGACGAGGAGCACGCTCCATAAAGGTTGGACCATTTTCTTCAAACTGAGCCTTCATAATAAAGTCACCAATCGGAAACTCAGCTCCGTTTTCTGCAGCAGTACTAATATCAGTAAGCAACCTTTTGTAAAACTCAGCAGGAGTGTTAATAAGGTTTATACCTTTTTTATCATACATGCTAGCAGCTTCAACTTGAAACTCACCAAGAGAAACTAGGTTACCCTCGGTAAATTCTTTAAACATATTAGTGTAACCAGCGTTAAACCTGACGGTTCCATCGTTAGCCCTAGTGTTACGTGAGTATGTTTGAGAAATAGTAGCATCAGTTTTAAAACCCGCTGCCATCTCTTTTTGAATTAAGTCAGGGTTAGTATCAGCAAGATGTTCGTGTCCTAAAAACGCAGTGCGTAGGTGAGACATGATTTGTTTATGCTGATAGTCAGGTAAGTTTTTTTTGTTAATCTGTACTTCTTCCAGCTCACCTGATTCGTTTTCCACCATAACTGTGGACTCGTTTACCTCAAGCTGTGTGTTCATCCAATCCGGATACACGTTCGTAAACATGTGACCAGCAAGACGTTTACGAAGGTCAACTTCTCCGTGATTAGAAAAACCTAAGATACCACGTACTACATCATAATTATTTGTTTTTTCTGCTGCTTCTGCTGCTACTGTATGTACAACACCTTTTGTATTTTTTTCAATCTGCTCAATAGCTAAGGGTTCTCCATTCGTAGGAATATCCCCAGAATTTAGCATTTGAAAATACTGATCTTTAGAACGTGCCATCTGGATAGCAACATCTGTTTTCTGCAATTCAATAGCAGTACCAACAGCTTTCGGTACCAACTCAGCAAATTGCTGTAAGAACGTTGGATCTGGTTGGTAGCTATCTGACAGGTTTTTAAAACTCTGCTGGATAATAGATAGGTTTTGAGCAAGTTGTGGGTTAGGATCAGGAAGCTTGAGTGGATCAAACGCTTTCGATTGAGCAGATGCCTGAAACTGAACCTGTGAAATTTCTGGTAGTTTCATAGTTTATCCCGTAGGATTAGTCTCTTTTTGGTAAAAATTTAGATTCAGAGTTAAACGCCATGTCTGCTTGTTTGTACATACTCAAACCAGTCTGGACACCACCCATGATCTTCATAGCAGTATTGAAGAAACCACCAGGAGCCTGGTACTGCTTTGCAGCCATCTCAGGCATCGGAGCGCCATCAAGAATAGGTGCAGTAGTAGATACATTTGCTTGATTCAATGCACCTGAAATACCAGAAACATTGCGTCCATACTGACGTTGTGCGCTAGAAACGCTTTCAGCATATTTAACCTCGCTACGACCGTAGTCGCCAATAGTTTGGATAGCTTTAGCTCTGTCTGCGCTTTTCCCGTAGGATTCAGTTGCAGCAGCATAACCTTCAGCTTGTTGTAGTTGTTGCATTAAACCTTCTTTTTGGAAGGCAAATGACATCATCTGTTCTGCAAACTTTGCTTGTTCGGTCTGGAACGAAGCATTAGCAGCAGCGTAGTTTTCATTAAATTGTTCTTTAACTCGCTTTACCGTACGTTCGTATGCACGTTTACGGTAAGCGTTCATAATCTTTGTCTTTTCTTGAGACAAAGTATTTTGGTATGCTGTTGCGGCGGCTTGTCCACCACCACCAAACATTGATGCAACGCCAGAAGCAATACCGAGAGCAGCTCCAATCATTAGGGTTTAGTCCAATAAAATTCCTTTAAATGTTCGTTGACAAACCAGTCAGGATGCCATCGTCGCCAACGTGAAAACGTTTTCCATTGTTTTTCAGGGTTAGCACTTGTACAATCTATAAAGATCGTATCTCCTGCTGGTATCAACCAACGTAATCTAAGAACTTCATTAAACCCACGTGGGATTGTTTTAAAGCCCTCAGTACCGGTCATGTGTTTGTGTAGTGATCTTCGGCGTCGATTTTGTTTTACGTGATACCAGTCGTTTATCTGTCGTCTAGATTTACCTACACCAAAGCCTACTTTCCACACCATCGCACCATCAGATAACTGATTCCATGGTTTGATAAACACTTTACATAGATGGTTACCTACCCTGATGGTAGATGTCAGTGTACGGCGGTGTGGTCTGTAAGTCATGAGCGGCGGTAGAATCGACGGTTGTAGTTACCTTCCCATACTACGTTTAGCAGGCTAACTGGGAAAGGAGTGTCTCCAACAATTTTAATTGTTAGGTTTTCATTGCGTTGGTAAATAGGCACGTCATGGATAGCAGACGCAGACAGGTTAACATTGTTTAACACATAAGTGTTAGGCAAAGTAACGTTGACTACATTACTCCAATCATCCTTACCAGTAATGTTAATTTTATAAGTAACAGGACCACTAAGCCCAGTAGATACTTTAATACGATGTAAAACTAGATCAGCAGTAGAGTCGGAAACAGAACGTTGTCCTTCAGTCTGTACAGCATATAGAGTAGGTAGCTCAACGGACATGTCATAAACATAACCGATGATAAGATCTCGTCCCCTATAATCACCGTTTAGCAGTACTGTATTGTTAGTAATAGCAGCATCTTCAAAGTAAGTTACAGAACCTTCAGACTCATCAGTAGCTGAAATGATATCACCAATGTATGTACCAATAGCTAAGACTGCTAGTTTTTTACCAGTAATGTGATCGAAAGGTAAAGTTACTGTAGTTTTTTTAGTAGTTGCTGAATAAGCCCTACTAGGATTAATGTTAAACATATCAAGACATACATCCGTCTTCTCACCCGTAGGCAACGTCAGGTAACCTGATTCACTAGATTGTGTTAGGTCATACGATGTTAGATATACGTTACTACCAGAACTAGTTACAGCAAAGAACGTGGTCTTATCAAAGAACTGCAACCGCAGATCTCCAGTAAGCTTCCACTTGTACCACGTCTGGACTCGGTTATCACCTTGAAGAAAAAACCTGTGTTGATATACTGTGTCACTGCCAGTTTTTCCTAAAGAAATAATAGACATGGCTGGAGACGCAACCAATGTGTCAATACCATTTGGCACATATTCAGGTACATTTCGTGTAGCTTCGTCAACCGTAGCAGCAGCTTCTTTTTGAATGTTAAGCATCAAAAACAACTTACTGTATAGATTAGATTTACTAATGAATGCTTGCACAGTACCTACAGCAACAGCGTCAACAGAAGGGTCACATTCAAAAGTACTGATGGTATTAATTTTAGTCGTAGTCGGGCTTAAAACATCAGCATCTGTACTTAAAACAAACTGTTCATTAGGACCAAATAGTATCAAACCCACGCTAGTAGGCAACGTGTAGTTCAATGTAACCGGACGTACAGAGGTAGCTTGAAGGTCAATAGGATCATCAGCAGCTACAACCTGTGAGCTGTTAGCAAAGAAGTTAAAGTAATCACCAGCACGGCTCATGATTACACTTTCGTTAGCAAGTAACCCTAGACGGTTGCGGTAGAAAAACATGTTTTTAATTTTCTGACCAATAAAACTAGGAATAGGGTTAGTGGTGTCATCGCCTACCAAGCGATCATCCCAGGCAACAGTTTCATATTTAAACACACCGTTAGCTTGACGCACAAGCTGGTGAGGCATTGTTGTTTCATCGATATCAAACTTAAGACCAGGAGCAATAGTCTCTTCCCATACACCAGGACCGGTTGCAGCATTATTACTAGTTTTAAATTTTAAGTAAATATCATCGGCACTTACGTCGTCACTGTTAGTAACTCTAACAATGTAATTGTTATCACATTGATTAGGTAAACGTGAAGTCAAGTTAATCTGATCTTGGAAAGCAAAAAGACCTTCTTCAGAAGACGAGCCAGAAGTAGAGATTGTAAAGGCACTAGTACCTACAACATGGATACCAGGACCAACCTGAGTTGCAGTGATACCACTGATGGTACTTAGCTCAGTAGCTAGTGCCGCTGCAATAGATCCTGCATCAGTTGTAACTCCAGTTACTGTCTGAGGTGTGGTATGGGTTTTCGTTGTACTGTTGATGGTAACTTTGTAATCAGCATTATACGCAACAGTACGGATAACTACAAACGCTTCATTAAGTTGAACCGGAGATGTAGTAGTCTTCATAGCCGTCGTCTTGTTTTTATTCAAGACAAACGTAAAATCATTGATCGTAAGGAGTTCGATGTCCTCAGGAGCAGCATCTTTTAGATAAGCACTAGCAGGTATGTTCGACGCACCAATGGCGCAAGCAGTTACCTCACTATCGTAAAGACCTTTCTTAGTACCCTCATCAGTTACCGCAGTATTGTAAGCAGTCTGCGCTGTGCCCATGTTGGTTGTAGCCGTGGTCAGTTGACCAGACGTATGGGTAGCAGCAATCGTTTTCTTTACTTCATATACGTAATAACCTTTTTGCTTTAACCACGGATAGTCATCTGTACGCTCGTTTCCTAAGGCGTAGCCTGTAGGTAGTGCAACGCCTTTAGCAATAGAACCGACGTTTGTACCGTTATCCTTGACAATACGCTGACCGTTGTCAATACGTTCTAGTACACCAGATTTTAAAGTCTGTTCGTAGTAACCATTTTTATATATATCATCTATTTCAAACAAACTATCTTCTGTTGCAAGTTGACCATCGTTGGCTTTTTGAAAAGTAGCCTGTGCTGTGTGTAGATCAGATAGCTCTGTGTCTGTAGTAGACTGAGCTGTGTTGTATGTATCTAGATCACTCTTAAGATTAGTAACGTTACAGGAACCAGGCTGTCCAGTAGAAGCAGTGGTACCCATGTCCACAGCACGAGGGTTACCATCGATCAAACTCCAAATACGAAACTGTCCATCGGTATCATCATACTGGCAGACATACTTTTCATTTTCGTCCCGAAGGATTGGAAACCAACGTCCTCGGGCTGTGGCATCATAAAGTTCTGCTTCAAATTTACCACCAGGACGCTTAAGCAGTCCGAGTGCATAATCAGGAAAGACGTTAGAAGCTTCTCTAACTTGACCCGGAAACTTAAGTTTGTCGGGTTGCTGGGATACACCCAGAAGCAAGTTAGGAATCCTTTGGGAAATGGTACTCATCGTGCAAGTGCGTTATATGGTTGATAGTTATTGTAAGTATTCTCACCATCACGCTAACCAAAGATGCTGTATTCACCTTGGTTGCAATCATATTCGATTGCGAAGGCACGGGTCGTAAGTTCTTGTTGTTGCAGTAGTTGGGTAAGCTGTGCTTCACCAACAGTTTTAAGTGCAGACATACGTGCAGCTCGTGCTGTGACGTAGTCTTGAATTACGGGAGGTATATCATCAAACTCGAACAGCCAAGTAATATCAGCTTTGATGTCTTGTTTGAATTTATATGTGTGGTTGAGTCGGTCGTAGAGTTTTTTTCCACGTCGTACTACATCATAGTCATCACGATGTTGATCTTCGTTTGTATCGACCTGTAATGCATTGGTGGGATACAAAATTTCTTCAGTTGTAGAGTCGGGCTTGAGCGTGTAGTTGCGCTCCTGGTTGAACATCCAACCTTCACTTTGGACCTGCTTGTTTACTTCTCGCAGGGTGGTGAGCACGATAGCAACCTCAGGGTTCTGAAGGTCAAGCGTGGTGACAGGAGCCTGTCCCACGGAGCTTAGGATTTGATTGACAGCATCCAGTTCGGTGGACGCAGCATAGGTGACAGGCATAGTAGTAATAATTAAAAAAAAGGGACCCCGAAGGATCCCTGTATAAAAGAACTGATAAGTATCAGCCGCCGTAACCAGCGTTGTTGCTGGAGGTTTGAACTGTACCAAACTGAGCAGGTGCAGTTGCAACGCCTGCAAACAGCTCAACGGCTGCAGCAGGGTTCAGGTAGTCAGCACCCATAGCCATACGGCCAAGGATAACGTCACCCTGATAAACCACAGACACGTCGCCTGAAGTTACTTGTACTTGAGGACCGATTGCTTCAACACAACCAGCGGCTTCCTTCTGGAAGATAAGTCCGCAGGAGTTCTTGAAGTCACCAGTTGCGCCAGCTCCGCCTTCACCGTACTCGTTGTTGATACCGGTGTCGGAGTTCTCAGCGTCTTCCATTGCTTCACCAACGAAGTCACCGGAGTTACCAGGATCGGCTACACCAGGGTTCGTTGCGGAACCAGTACCATACTTGGTACCATAGTTACCGAAGAAAGGAATGTTCATGCTTTTGTAGATCTTGATGCCGGCGATCTCAATGATGCCGTTACCACCCTGCAAAGCAGAGCCTTGGGAATCACGGTTCACCAGACCGTTAGAACCGATAGCTTGGATCAGCTCATAGTACTGGCGAGGGTTGAGAACACCCACACGTCCGTCGCTACTAACACCCTTTTCGTCGAGTGCTGCTGCTGCGTCATAGAACGCAGAAATCAAGTTAGCGGAGTTGTAAGCATCAGAAGCGTTGGTTGTAGAACCAACACGGATCTGAGTACCACCTGGCTCGATGAAGGAAGTCTTCTGCACAGGTGACTTAGCACGTGCACCGCGAGCGATGGCACGGAAGATCAGACGATCATACTTTTGTGCAAGAGCGTAGCCGATCTTCTTAGAGATTTCGGAACGCAGGTCGTAATGAGAAAGGGTCTCATCAAGGTCGTAAACGAAAGCACTGGAGATCAGCAGGTCGTCAACAGTGATGGTCTTCTCGGCCACTGGAGGCGCACCATCGGAGTTGCCGAGGATTGCGTTTCCAGGAGTATGATACTCAGCGGTCGTACGTCCTGTGTAGATGAACTGCATAGACCGGCCTCCGGTCAAAGTGCGCTTCATCACCAGGTCACGAGCGATTGCATTGTACTCGAAACCTTTGAACATTTCACCTGAAAAAAGCTTCAGGTAAAGAGCGCGGGCGTCACCCGCGGCGTTGCGTTGACCAGCACGTGTAAGGCTAGTCGGCGCAGCAGTAGATTGTTGTGCCATTTTTAAGGAATAAGATTAATGTAGACTTCTATCAAACGTTTGAAAATTTTTGTTGCAAAATGTTGTGGTCTATCCCACCGTCATGACGGTCAGAGGTATCGGCGTACCGGCTCCAACCAATTGCTAAGGGAGGATTTGCACCTCCCAATTACAGAACTACTTAGCGGCTTTTAAGGTAAGCCACACCGCGATAAACAAGCTTCTGCTCTTTTGCAGCTTGGGCTTGCTCACGCACACGC